CAGCCTTAATATCTAAACCAATAATAAACGCATCAAAAGCAGATGACGCAGTGGTGCATATAAATCCAAGCGTATCCACGCCACTAGCCGTTACGGTTGCCGCAGTTCCTCCGGGCCATATTACGGTATCAGTATAAGTAATAGAATGAGTCCCGCCCCATGCAAATCTAATTACGATTTTCTGACCAACTACAGCATTTTGTATATCTAAACCTGTGATAGCGCCCGTCGTAGCTACAGTAAAATAGTTACCCAAATTGGCATTAATTACAACAGGACCAGACTGACTAGTAAGGGCTGTGTTAGTCATGTCCGGCTGCTGAACAAGATTCTTGGCGGTTACAATACTTTCACCACTATTGGTTGTAACAAACTTCATGTAAGAGTTACTGCCCTGAAGGATGTTAAGAGCGTCTGCTAGATTGTCTGTTAACTCAAGCTTGTTGTTTCCTGTAGTACCATTAAAGTCAATCGTAGAGGCGTCTATAGTAATTTCATCAACAGTTAATGTAGTGAGAGTTCCCAGTGAAGTGATTTGAGTCTGGGCGGCGTCTACGCTTAAACTATGGGCTATACCTTCTCCACTAGTAGCACCTGTTGAAGTAATACCAGTGCCGCCAGTAACGGTGCCTACATAGTTACCAGCTGTATTGGTCCCAAGAGTAATGGTGCTAACACTTCCAACGGGGAGTGTTCCTGTGACATCTGTGCTTAAATCAATTTGTGCCAATGTAAGCGTATGTCCTTTTGTTCCACCTGCACTGATATAATCATATGAACCAGCTATAGTTGCCGTAGGTGAATTATCTGTTCCCGTGGCGTCAACGCCCAAACTGGTTCTTGCGGTCGCCCCGCTTTCTGCTACCCATCCACCAGCACTACCTACTATAAAATTACTGTCTGAACTACTTAAGGCAGCTAGTGCAGTAAGGTCTGCATCATAAGCTTGGGTATTGGTTCCAATTAAAAGACTAAGGGATGTCGGGGTAACATTTGAATTTAACAATGTGGATATGCTAGTTAAACCAGTACCGCCGCTCGTTACGTTTAAAGTGCCTGTTGATGAGCTAAAAGCAGCCAAAGCAACGGGGTCGGTAGTTCCGTCGCCTACAATTATCTCTCCGTCTGCTAACTCAGCCATCGCAACAACTGCACCTGTTCCATTACCTAATAACACACCGCCATCGGTAAGAGTGGTAGCTCCAGTTCCACCGCGAGCCACTGATAAAGTTCCAGTTGTTCCACCCACTATTGGTAGTCCAGTCGCGTCATCTAAAGCGAATGCTGGGGTAGTATCGCTTGCACCCAAAGTGACTTCAACCCCTCCATAGCTCACAGAGTCTGAGGCTAATTTTGCAATAGGTATCTCATCGTCATCAATTGCAAAATTAACATAGTCTAGATAATAACTACCCTCTTGACCGTCTAACAGGTCAGCATTTAAATTTGCGACTAAGGTGGTTGACGTTACTGTTAATGGAGAGGTTCCTGTGACAACATCTGAAACAAGGGTGTTGGCTGTTAACGAGAAGGTGCCAATATCTATATTTGACGCGGCACCTTGAACGATTGCTAGGTTTTGGGCTGCCGATGTGGTTAGTGTGCCGCTAGAAATGTCGAGGGTGTTAGCGGTGACTATATTACCAAATCCAGTAGCAATAGAGCCAGCGGCTAAAGCCCCAACGGTCGTTATAGATCCCTGCCCAACATAAGTAGGGGATATGGTTATAGCGTCTGCACTAACATCAATCTTGTCACTAGTCCCTACCGCATTAATAGTGTTCCCACTCTTTGTGAGACCGCTACCAGCGGTGATTTGACCCGCTCCTGAGAATTGGGTGAATACTAAGGCGGTAGTACCTACTGTAATGGGGTCATTAGTAGTCAACACAAAACCAGCATCGCCATTGGCAGTACCTTCTTCTATGAATGTAAACACTCCTGCCGTAACTTCGGAATCTGCGTCAAAGTCGGTAGCTCTCGTCGGAGCACCCGAAGCATTAACTGTATAAATACCATTTTCAGCACCATCAACTTGGTCTTTAATTAAAATTCTTTCATTTGTAACTAATGTTACGCCATCAATAACATCTCCATTTTTAAAGCTAGAAAGAAGGGTTCCTGCCGCAGTAGTTGCTGCTACGCAAGAATCCTTTATATCCAAGCCGCTCTTGATCGCGTCTACATAAGACTTGGTCGCTGCATCTTGTGCAGCGGTAGGGTCTGTCAGGCTTGTAATCTTATTACTGTTTAAGGACACGTCTCCAGTAGGAGCAGTAATACTATTCAAGACAGGAAGATAAGAAGCCCCTATTGCAGTAGCGTTCCATGTGCCGCCAGTTACGGTTCCGAGCGTGTTAACATTTGTTGTTCCTGCCCATGTAGAAAGGGCTGTGTTTTCTACGCTATCAAGTGAAAGATCAATTTTTACTTCGCTGTAGCTTCTACCTTCTAGCCCAGTAGCGGTGAGCTTAGCGTAATCATTACCCGCGGCATCTGCATCATCTATTTTCACCGCATTCGTGTCAGCAATACCAAACGTTAGGGCTGCTTGTTTAGCGTTCCATGTAGCTGCCGAAGCTATGTTACCATCAGGTAAACTTCCCGAAACATCTGTCGTTAAGTCAATTTGTGCCAATGTAAGCGTATGCCCCTTTGTTCCGCCTGCACTGATATAGTCATATGAACCAGCTATAGTTGTTGTAGGTGAATTATCTGTTCCCGTGGCGTCAACGCCCAAACTGGTTCTTGCGGTCGCCCCGCTTTCTGCTACCCATCCACCAGCACTACCTACTATAAAATTACTGTCCGTACTAGCCAGCCCAGCAATCGCAGCAAGATCAGCGTCATAAGCCTGCACATCTGTACCTATCTCAAGATTAACAGTAGCTTTGAATGCCGCTTCATCTGCGTCATCCAGTATACTTCTACCAAAGGTAGTGATTGAGGTTTCCGCAAAAGTATCAGCAGCAGTAGTGTAAATCATCATGTCGGCAGCAGTAGTAATAGTACCAATATTACCAATAGTGGTTACTTGAGCGGCAGTCCAAGTGGCAAGAGTGTCTAGCTGAGCATCCCAAGCCTGAACATTGGCTCCAACTACAAGGCTAAGGGATGTGGGAGTGACATTTGAATTTAACAATGTGGATATGCTAGTTAAGCCAGTACCACCATCACCCTCGTCAAGAGTTCCAGTTATGGAAGAAGCACCAAGATCCACCGCTAGCTCAGTAGACTCTATAACTATACCGCCATTAGACTTGAGATCCGTACTAAATGCTGTGCCAGTTAGATCTAGACCGTCTCCCGCTGTATATGTTGTACCAGCGTCGGTCCAAGGTACATTAACAACAGCCTGATCGTTACTATTGAACTGAACCCCATAAGTTCTACCCGCCGTAGCACTTACCGCGTTTGCTGCAATGCTTTGCTCTGTGTCGTCCTCTAGCTTCATCAAGCCCAATGCTGAACTAGTTGCGGCATCATAAGTTGTGTTGGCGGCGGCTATGGTAATAGTATCGGTAGCAGCGTTCGTAGTAATAGTAACGTTTAAACCATTAACAAGCGTAAGAGTGTCGGTTGCAGACTCAGCAACAACGTTATCTTGACCAGAAACAGAGATCGTCTCAAAACTATTCGACGCGACTCCACCACTCACTGTTTGCCAGCTACAGGTTCCATCGCCATCTGCCCTTAAGTACTTAGTTGCAGCTTCGTTACCATTGGTAGTGGATTTTACTTCAGTGCCCTCTATATCAATGTAGGTTCCATCAATTGCGGTTCCCTGCCACACGCCAGTGGTAATGGTGCTAAGCGTGGTAATATTTGTTGTACCAGCCCATGTTGATAAAGCTGTATTCTCTACGCTACCGAGAGATAAATCGGTTTTAACTTCTGTATAGGTTTGGCCTTCAATACCAGTGGCTGTAAATTTAGCATAGTCATTATCCGCAACGCTAGCGTCGTCCACTTTCAGGGCGTTTGTATTTGCGATACCAAACGTAAGAGCGTCTTGCTTAGCGTCCCATGTGGAAGCAGAGGATATATATGAATCTCCAATAGCTATTCCATTCCATGTGCCAGCGGTAATGATGCCTAACGTATTAATGTTTGTTGTACCAACCCATGTAGAAAGAGCCGTATTTTCTACACTATCGAGTGTAAGATCAATTTTTACCTCATTGTAACTTTTACCCTCTAATCCAGTAGCAGTGATCTTAGCATAATCATTATCCGCAGCATCTGCGTCATCTATTTTCACTGCGTTAGTGTCAGCAATACCAAACGTTAAAGCTGCCTGTTTAGCGTTCCACGTTGAGGCTGAAGCTATATCACCATCAGCTAACGTCCCCGTTATATAGCTAGCACCTAAATCCACGGCTAACTCGGTGCCCTCTATGACAATACCGCCATTAGATTTAAGGTCTGTAGAGAATGTGGTTCCGACTAGATCAAGGCCGTCTCCGGCTGTATATGTTGTGTTGGCCGCAGAACCGTTCCAGCTCAACGTGCCACCGTCGTTGTATAGCGTATTCGTGGTTACGGTAGGAGTATTGTTTGCAAGAACAATGCCAGAGGCTCCAACGTCAACACCGCTAGTTCTTACCCATGAATCAAACTGGTTAAAAACCCCATCTTTAACTCCTGTAAAACTCTTGGAACTATCTAGTATTATAGCTTTAGAAGCATCTGCCGTTCCAGCTACACCAACATTGACTTGGCCAGAAGCGTAGGTAGCAATATTCGTATTGCTAGTAATATTCGTCAGGTTGGTAGCAATGTCTGCTTCGTTCGCAATAGCCTGACCGGAAGCGTAGTTAGCAATCCCCGACGTAGCTACGATATCGCCCTCATTGGCTATAGCTTGACCAGAGGCGTAAATCACTCTGCTAGTATTAGTCGCTATATTCGTGACATTGGTAGCAATGTTTGTGACATTAGTAGCAATAGCCGCTTCATTTTCTATCGCTTGGCCGGAAGCATAGGCTGCCACACCAGATACATATAGATCGTCGTGAGCATGACCAGAAGCGTAGTGAGCTATACCAGAAACGGCTACTATGTCACTTTCATTGGCTATTGCTTGCCCTGAAGCATAAGTAACCCTAGATGTATTCGTTGCTATGTTCGTGACATTAGTTGCTATATCGGCTTCATTTGCGATAGCTTGGCCGGAAGCGTACGTTACTCTTGCTGTATTTGTCGAAATGTTAGTAACGTTAGTGGAAATATTAGATACGTTTGTGGATATGTTGGTCGTGTTTGTCGCTATGTTAGCCTTGTTGGTAATAGCTTGACCCGAGGCGTAATTAGCGATACCAGAGGCGTAGTCAAAGTCTGACTGGCTAATACCACCACCGCCAGCCGAAGCCTCCCAATTAGGAACATTCCCGTTCATTGTCAAAACGTAGTTGTTCGTACCCTTAGCGAGTCTTGTAAAGCTTGTTCCGTCATGGTAGAGAATGTCGCCTTCGACATCTGAGCCAAAAGCAATATTCGCTGTATTTCCAGAAGCGTACGTAGCAATACCAGAAACGTAAGTATCGTCGTAACTACTACCACCACCCCCTACGGTAGAGCCATTAAAATAAAGTGTTCCGCCAATATTATACAGGGCATTTCCTGTTGTGGCGGGCTGCTGGGATGAAACAATGATCCCCTGTCGAAAATTCCCGCTACCAAACACATCTAGAGCATACTCAGGATCTTGAGACGTGGAACCAACCGATAGTTTAGCACCGTGACCGCCTATCCTAGCGTATCCACTAGCATTAACCTCTATAACGGGTAATCCAGAAATATCAGCAACACTGAATAGAGTTCCGCTAGAAAGATTATCCGATATTGTTAATAATGCCCCCTCAGAGCCTTGAAACGTTAAAGATGTTCCAGACGGATGGGCCCCGCTATAGTTGGATATAGTATTTAGTTCTACCGGAGTGTCATTAACACCAGAACCACGAAAGAGTATTTGAGGCTCTCCACTTCCGGGCGTTATAAGTATGTCTTGTGTCATTTATTTCTCCAGTTTTATAGTCCAAATCTTGTTTTGATTGCTGAATAATTTGCGTACATCTCTTTGGATGATAATACTCTATCATATACATGACAACACGCTATGTCCCCAGAAAAAGGAGCCACTGCACCAGATCTAGCACCGATGTAAAGGCCGTGATTGCCTAAATTGTTTGTATTGTCGTCGTCCCAGTTGACGCTGTGGGGCTGGCTGGGTGTTTGTTTTATACTATTTACATACATCTGACATCTTTGAGATTTGGTCTCATTTCCGTCATATACAATAGATAAATATGTCCAAGCATTTCCGCTCAATATATCGTTATTAAAAGTTCTAATATTTCTACCAACATCCCCCTTTCGTCCGACCATGATGGACGAAGAATATCCAAATAGCGAGTCGTAATAACTCACAAAGAAACCATCATCAAATGAATTGTAATTTGTAGAGAACTCCAGCAACATCTGGGTAGAGGCGGAAGATCCAGCTTTTAGCATCATGCATGCTGTCATTTGTTTAACGTTAGAAAGATCCACCTTATTGGTTGATATATAATCATCTCCACCATCTAAGGCAAAATACCCGTAATTGTCTGGAGAAAAACTAACAGAATTAACAAGAGCGGCATCAACCCCAGAAGACAGGCCGGTGATCACAGACCCAGTTCCCGGATAACTGAGGCGAGAGGCTGCGTCTAGAGCAAATATGAGACCATTAGTGGTGATAGTGGGGTTATAATGGATCGACATTATGTAATACCTCCGACCAAGCAGCAGTTGAGACAATCGCTAAAAACTCATCATAAGAATAGGGCTCGCTTTTACTACCGCACTCAGACAAACATTCGGGCTCTTCTCCGTCGTACTTAATAAACGTTTGAGTGCCATCCACACTAATTCTCATAGTATATACGGAGGTTTCAAGAACCTGATTAAAAACTAACTTGTCCACATCGGAAACAGATAGTATAATATAATGCCTCTGGTCAAAATCACTATGACTCATTCCACTCGACCTCCAGTTTATCTACGTCTTTTCTTTCTGCAAAGATAGTATAGTGAGCCATTATCTCTCTATCGCTCTGTATGACTATCTGATTATCATTATGTGACTCAATATATAGGTTGGGCTGAGGATGATCCTGTGGCGTTAGGCTAACGGTTATACTTTGTTTATCTATTAAGTCAGGCCAATAATCAGGGAGATCGATAATATTTCCGCTGGTTATGCCACGGACATATATTCCATTTTCCGGACCTTCTAAAGACCCATACTGTAATTTCATTCCGGGCTTACTAGGGTGATCAATCAAGAAAGATTTGGTTGTTGCTGTGAAAGCTCCCTCGACATCGAGATTAACAAAATGACCACTACCACCATATACGTTGAACTGATGGCCAACTAAAGTCAATCCGCTGCCGGGAGTATAAGCTAGACCAATATTGGTATCACCCCAGTACAACGTGCCACTCGCAGGTCTTAAGATATCATTAACGCCACCAAAAGAAACTCCGGAGGAAGCTATCGTATTCGAGTCGGTATTGAGATATACAGCGTTGTTGGCGGGCTGCGTAATAGAGACTACACCACTACCCCCAAGACTTATATGACTTCCATTATTGGAACTGCTGAATATTGAGCTTCTAACAAGATTGTTAGAGCCATAGGTACCAAGGCCAACTTCAAATTTATCATTTTCTTCTATTACATAAAATGTAGTATCACCACTAGCTAGTACAGCGTCAAAGCTCTGGAAACCGTTAACAGTTTCGGTAAGGCTAACACCACCAGTTCCAGTGGTTGGGGTTGTCTGTTTAACCCTATCCGCTATTTTAAAGGCCATTAAAAGATTCCTGTCTTTTTACTAGTTGAGATAGTTAATTACCGGCGGAGTTGGCGTGAGTACAGCCCCCATGGCTGTGATAACCCTTTTGGCATATTTATCTCCTTAAATTATATTCTATGGTTTTGTTGATTTTGACTGAGTGATCCTGCGTGGTATTAAGATCAATATTAAAGTCCGCTAGACTATTAATCCTAATAGGGGTCTTCATCGTGTCTACATTTAAGGGGAAAATCACAAACCTCCCCGGAGTAACTATTACGGACGTTCCTCCCTCCTCGGCAAATGAGGTTTCTGCGAATGAACTGGCACCAAAAGACATATTCATCTCCGTAAATAGAAATCACTGTCTAGGATTGATATAAAATCAAAACTACTCAAAATATATACACATTATAAGAAAAAAGCCGCCCCTTTCGGAGCGGCTTTCGAGTCATAAAGATTTCTTTCTTAGAAAGAACCTGCTATGATTCTTCGGTTATCAAGAACGCCAAAGCCGATTTCAGCCCAACCGTAGTAACCCTGTCGTTGGTGACGATGAAGAGCTTCGTCTTCAAAGATCTCAACTTCTTTCTTGACGGGCATGATAAAGCTATCATTTGCACCCTGATCAAGACCGATAACAAGTTCTACATCAGCAGCTTGAATAGAGCCACCGAGGTCGGAAGTGAAGTAGGTTTGATACTCTTGATTGTCGCCAAATTCAAAGAGATCGTGTAGATTGACCCCAAAGATTCTGGTAAGAGGACCACCTTCATCAGAAGCCGTGTAGACTTCTCTACGGGAGACTTCGTCCAATTGATCAACACCCCAGTTCCGGATGTCTTCAATCGCTTCTGGCGAGCAGTACATGTCTGTCAATCGACCCGGAGCAGTAACACTGTTACCACCACCATTTCGACGCATAACAGTTTTCATGAGGCTGACTAGTCGTTTAGTAAACTGACCAACAGCAGCATCACCATCATAAACCAAAATATTTCGGTCTACAGCAGCGGCCAAAAGTGTATGCCAACCGTCATCGTTGATTTTCTTCACGAATGAAGATTCAAGAACCTGCATGGCTCTTGCAACAACGTTCCAGTTAGCTTCGCGGGCATACTTGAGCAAGAAGTCAATCGAGCTCGTGATGCCGTAAGTATTGATCATGACGTAATCACCTTCGACATGACGCTCTGGAATGCGTCCGTTGCCGGGGTTAGTGAATGCTACATGATCGGTTTCAGTCCCGGGTGCCAAAAGATCCAATGGAAATTCTGGAGTCGCTCCCGGCTCTAGAGGCATAGCCTCGAAAATATTACCGACGATATCACCAAACAAAACACCTTTACGTAAAGGAAGTTCAAGGGCCTTAGCGATTTCCCTTTGTGCTTGGATAGCAATTGATTTATCCGAATCACCGGATCGCTTGAGCAATTCGATAAATTCCGGAGTAGGTCTATCTTTCATTGACATTATTCATTCTCCTTTTAAAGGTGTTATTACTTATTAGTATTTGGAAGGTCGATATAAACTTTAGCATAACCATTTTGGTCTACATCTGACAAGAATCGTCCCACAATACGGCCATGACCATTTGTGTTTGAATCGCTGTCGTCAGAGACGATGTTGGTGGTAGCTAATTTACCACTATGTCCCAAGTAAGCAGTGTCGCCGCCATTTGGGGAAGTTCCTTCCAAGTCATTGGTAACAACCCAACCCTTTTGGAGAAGAGTAACTTTACCACCTTTTTGAACTTCGTCTTTATGTTGGTTGAGGTGTTGACGGGTAAGGTCAATATCAACCATATCGTTAACGAGCAAGCCCAAGGGGACTTTGCCCGAAGCGTTTGCCGCATAGGTAACAACAGCGTTACCATTATCCATAGACGCACCAGAACCAGCGGTGCTTAATGTTACAACGCCACCTCTCGTAGCCGCTTCGTTCATAAAGAACGAAATATCGGTTTGAAGCGTACTTCTATCTGATTTGAGAGCCATTATGAAATCTCCTTTTAAAGATTAAATTACTTTTCGTTTTTGTTAGATTGTAAAACAGAACCAAGCCATTCACTTGCGACTGCACGAAGACTTTCAGCGGGATCGTTTTCCCCCATAGCCTCAGCTACGGCCACTTCTGTCGGTTCCTCTGCTGCTTCTAGAACTTCTTCACTCGCTTCAGCAGAATCTACTTCTTCTTCGAGCTCAGCCTTCTTTTTCATAACAGCCTTGTCTTCCTTCTTGTCTTCCTTCTTATCTTTATCTTCGTCTTTATCTTCGTCTTTCTTCATCCAAGGAGGCATTCCAGCCTTCTTTTTCATAGTTGCAACGATCTTGTCGAAAGTTTCATCATCAAGATGATTGAAATCTTCAGCAGTAGCAGCGGCTTCTTCGGCCTCAAAACCAGCTTCTTCAAGCTGTCCCTGACGCTTCATCGTAGCCTCTTTCTTTTTCATTCCTGCGAGTGCTTCTTCTGTTGCAGCAATAACTTCGTCTTTTGCGGCAATAGATTCTTCATACGTAGTAATGGTTTCAGCTAAGGACTGAGCGGCAACTTCTTGTTCGGCAATCTTTTCAGCGTGCCCCGCAATAGTTGCTTCTAATGCTTGAATTTTAGTTTCAAACTCACCTTGCTGTTCAGCAATAACTTTTTCTTTTAATACTTCGTTAGCCGTATTTGCTTCGGCTAATTCAGCACGCAGATCAGCGACCTGCTTTTCGTAACTATCTGACATATCTTTCTCCTTTAATGAAGATATTGTTAATATTTGTGCCTGTGATTCATCAAAAAAATCATTTCCTTCCAAAATTACACTTCGTGGGTTAGCAGGTTTTGAAACCAAGCCTTTACCAGAGAACGATAAGTTTCTGAGTAATCTACCAACCTTGTAATCTTCGTATTTTCCGTCTCCTCCATAGGATCTTAAGTGTTTTGTTAAAAAGGCAGAAGCCTCGTTTCGTTTGATTACTTTTGTCTCGCCGTTTTCTCCGGATAACGCGTAGTCAAATTTTGGGAAAAGACACTCCATCGAAACAAACCATTTTCCATCTTCTATTTCGGACACAATCTTATGCATCCGTTCTCTTTGCTCTGGATCAGACCACTCCGTATAAACTACAGCCGATGTCAGTATATTAAACTGACTGGGTGCTTCGGAATCTTCCGAGACAATATGGCCGTCAAAATCGACGACCTCATTTGCGGTTATGTGGCCAATAATATCCTTTTCATCATGCATGAAGTTGAAAGGCTTATCCTCTGGAGTGTTTCTAGCTTGCCACAGTTCCGCCGGGTCAAAAACGTCATCGTTTTTGTTCCAGCCTGTGCTGACTAGAATTGATTTAATATAATATAAATCTATTTGATTCTTATTTTCTGCTGTTGCTAGATCATCGCGTTCTTTTATAGACGCAATCATCTTCTGAAGTTCTTCTATATCTTCAGGAGAGGGTGTATTATTCTTTTCTGCCAAGGCACAGCAAGCAATAGTATTATTACTTTTAATTAGGTCGCCAATACCGTCTCTTATTTCTTGATCATATATTATCATAGCTAAGTACTCCTCTGTAGGGATTATTACACAAAAAAGGTAAACTAGCGGTCCAACTTACCTAAAACAAGACAGCTGGGCATATACAGATGCCTGTATGTGTCGCAGCTCTGCGGTAGTAGGCTTTCTGCCGTTAACAGATGAGAAGCTTTCTATGCTGGATTTTGCTAAAGAATTAAACGCTTCGCTAGGCTTAGTATTTTGTTCCACTAGCTCTTTTATTAGCTCTGGGGTAATTTCAATAAATGGCTTCATGCCAGTTAATATACATAGCTTTAAATACTCCAGTTGACTTACTTCCGCCTTACTTAAAGCCCTAGCATCCTTCTTCTTGAAATGCGAACAGGCGATAGGTGTCATTATGGTAGATATTTTTTGCTGTGCGTTTATTGCCCATAACGTAGCACTCGTAGCTTCACCACTTCTCGGAAGAACACGCTTTTGTTTTCTAGGACCTACATCTTTAGAAAGAGGAGGTCTGCCCGGCTCTTCTGATCTTTTTTCTTCTTTATCCATTTCCTCTTTTACTGCCGGAGGAGCCGCGTCTTCTACAGAAGGTTCTTCTCTTTCCCGATAAGGAATGTCAAGTCTTTCAAAATACTCTTCGGTATTTACAACATCTTTGGTAATACCTATCTTAGCGACATCCTCTTTGTGCTGAGGATTATGATATGGACCAGCCTTTTTAGGAGTCAAGGAATCATTCTCTCTTTCTCTTTCTTCTCTCCTGACTCTAACTTTTTCTATTCCGGGCATTTCTCTAAATCTTTCAAGTAGCGTCTCTTGTGAGATAATGTCTCTATCGGCTAGACTAATAAGTAGCTGCTTTTGTGCCGCCTCGTCGGATAGAATTATAGAATCGAAGTGTATTTCTGCCGGTAGTCTAAAGCCCATAGCCTGTCGTACGTATTCGATTTCCTGTCTCCAGAACTGAGACAAAACCTCACGACCATACTCTAGTCTCTCGATCAGGGTCTTTAGTGAAACATAATTATTGCTATATCCACCAGAGGCTCCAGAGGCTCCCGTCAAAGTGGGAGGTATTCCAAGACCAGCGTATATACTAGTCAGCACGGGTTGGTATTTTTCTGATCCTAAAAACTTATATACCTGAGATTGACTCTCTGTGAATTGGAGTTCAGGACCCCAGACTAAGTCCATAGTGCCTCCGCCAACATTACTTGCTAAAATGTCTCTGACCTTATTTAGCCCCGCCTTGGTTGGAACTATCTTTTGATCAAAGTCACCAAGAGTCCAAAGTCTCACGCTAGAAATGGCTCCATCTAAAGCCGCTAAATCCGCTAGCTTCATTTTTTCAAGCATACCAATATCATCTAGGATAGCATAGATCATTGGGTTCGCCCACAGTAGCCAATCATCTTTTTTGTAATGATAGAAGAAGGTAGACTCTGGATCTAAAGGTATGGTTCTATCTCCAGATTCAATCCTTTTTTGCAGGTCTGACGGGAGAGTTTTAAAAGCACCTCTATTACTCTGTGAGCTTTTTAATAAAGACTGGTAAGTGTACTTGGAAAGATTAAGAACGTAACTAGGCTTTCCAACGGCAAACATTCCGGGATCTTTAATGTCAACAGCAAGGGGATTCAGGAAGTCATAAACCCAAGGAACTTCCCTTCGTTTGGCGTGAATGCTTTCAATCTGAACATCGGCACCAGCGGCACGACGTAGATCAGCTTCTTTCTTCTTGTTTAGCTTGGCGGTTCTCCGTTTAACGATAACGTTTCCGGTTCTATATAGATAATTTAAAAATCTCTCTGAGCGATCTTTCCCACCTACCTGACTAAACCACTTTCTATAAAATTTCTCAATAGTTTTATTGGGGTGTACTAACACGAGCCCCTGACTAGAAAAGTCACTCATTAAATCAATAACATTCCTAATGATACCGACCTTATCGTAAGCACCCATGCACATTCCTATAATGCGTTTTTGCTGTGTCGGCACGGCCTCTCCGGGACGGAAGGCGTCATAATCAGATCTTGAAAAGCTAGGTCTTACTGAGCGATTCGACTCAATGTCTATATACGTTTGTCTACCATAGTTGTTATTATGTGCCTGAGAACGATAAACAGCACCGTCATATCCATCTAAATCATTAAGTCCATAAACCGTATTTTTCTCTGCGTCACTCGCCCAAGTCTTAAATAGTGGTTCTGACATTATTTTAACTCCAATGATGGTTCTGTTTTTACAATACTATTGACAATCATATTATCGATCACATTACTATACACAACCTAGTAAATATTGTCCATATTTTCTGTAAACCAAGCGGGCCCCTGAAAAAGTTTGTCATTTTTAAATCTAGAGCCGGTCTCTCCGGCAAATCCTCCAAATGCACCATACTCTGGCATTTCCTTTACAGTCGTGATATGTCTTGCCGACATGTTGGCCATGATTAAGGAAGAATAGCGATCTTTTCTAATCCTGTTCTTTTTACCTATACCAGTTCTAACCTCGGGTGTATCCCATCTCTCTCTGCCCGTTCCGGTCTGCGTCATTACAATCATTGCTAGTTCATCTTTTAACTCCTCTATCTCCATAACACAGTCCTCTAGAGTATCGTACTGTGTACCAGAAGACTTATCCGCCTCTAATGCTATACCTAAGCTGGCTGAATCAAAATACGGAAACAAAACAACCTTATCTTCAAAATCTTTTCTTAACCCGTGATTCGCTTCCGCTAGCCAATCAGCCCTAGCAAATTGACACATTCTTAAGACATGTAGCCCAGATTGATCGTCTGTATCTTTAGGTTTGTCTTCTATAACAGGCCAGATAGGTAGTTCACCTTCTGGTATTTTATCTTTATCGTGCAAAGCTTCCATAACCGCTATACCACCACCCTGTGCGTCTAACGCTACTTCAGAACATGGATATGCCTTCATTAAGCTTCTGATCTTCTTAGCACAATACGAGTAAAAATCATCTTCGTCAACTATCCTAGACTTTAGCTTATCCTTGTGTTGCTGTCTATTGGTAGTCCAGCAGTGAACTATTTTTCTATGGTCTGGGTTTACTTCCATTACCACTATACTAAAGTTATCGACTTCAGAAGCAGGATCAACCCCAAACACATATTGCTTATTAGGATCACCCCTTAGATCCGCCTCAAACCAAACATCACCAGAGGGAAACTTTACTGGACTAGTGGGAGACGCGGTGCATGACTCAAGCAGACTCCTTTTAAAGAACCCCTGACTATCTGTGGTGAACACAGCACCGTATTCCATATTGTATATACCCGCGTGAATTGTGGCTTTTGCTCTAGCTATTTGACCGCTATCCATAAATCCATCTGGCAGTTTATCTACAGGCATTCTTATTACAGAATACTCAGTCCAATCAAAGTCATCTGGAACAGGACCTCCAAAAACCTCCTGCAATTTGGTAACGTTACCGCCGCTCGAAGCAATAGCACGATACCTCTTCCAATATTCCGAGAAGTGATTAAAGTCGTAATAAGCAGTACCCGAAAGAATAATTTGATTTGATCTATCTATCATCCCGTCCGACTCTGGACGACTAACAGGAATCCCTAATTCTTCAGCACGTTTTTCTGTAGCCTTTTGTTTGACCTTATCGATGGGGGAAGAAGCGACAGCTGCAAAACCAGCGACAACGTTTTCAAAAATATCACGAGGTATCGACGCAAATTCATCAGCTATAATATCATTGGCACGTTGTCCTCTAATTTTCGAGCCATCGCCTAGAGGGAGGCACGTTATGCGACTTTGGCCAATATGCATGACACATCTATCAACATCTCTCCTAGGGCCACTTCCAGTGGAGCATAGATCTCTAAGTACAGGTGCGTTCTTCCAGATTGTATCCATATACTCAAAAAGAACCTTCGACTGCCTAAAGGCAGCACCCACTATAATGATTTGTCGTCGAGGCATAAACAACGAACGAAGAAGAGGGTATACAGAAAGTAAAAATGACTTACCCATACCACGGCTGCCAATTAACATTGGAAACTTTCTGTTCCATATCTCGTGCATGAGCAACGCCTGAAAAGGAGAAAGCTCAACATTCAATATATATTTACAAGCGAACGAAAAGTACTCCGGACGCATCAAAAGCCATGATAGCCTCTTTAGCAAAGCGTCGTTATCAGAGTCGTCCTGCATTACAAAATCCATAGGATTAAATAACGAAGATTCATCAACATCAATACCTAACCAAGCGTCTTCTAGTTGTTTACTATAGTCCTTCATATTTTTAATGACTTTGAATAAACGTGATCAACAAACCCATATTCCACAGCCTCTGCGGCACTTAGGTACCAATCACCGTCTTTCATTTTCCTTTTTATTAATGCCTTAACCTTAGATAGAGAATAACCCCCGTCTTTAAAGTGTCTCCCTGTCTTGTAACATCTTTCAGCATAGATGTCTACCATTTCATGCATATTCCTTTTATCTACCTTGGCAAAATTTTGAGAACTTAAGAAGTCCCCAGATAGATCAGTAGAACCAAAATGACACATGAAAATACAATTTGGCATAAGTATCCGTTTATCAGCAGCCTGAATAATAATGCTACTCATTGACTCTACTTGATTATACGCCACGATTGTTGTCTTACATCCCGACTGCTTGATAGTATCGTAGATGCCCATGCCAGCATACCAACAACCTCCCTCGCTCTGCATATATATGGTTATTGGATCATTATTCTGCGTTTCGAGTATCCTCATATTTTTAAGGAACACATTAGACATCCTGTAATCAACACCGGGATTCTCTATTTCTTCTTTGTTTTGTAGAAATATCTCTCTATTCTTTTCATCCAGTCCGAAAGAGTGGATATCACCAATCCGGTCGATTTCCTTTGTCATCTGAGCCCTCCCTAAAAAGATCATTGAGCCGTTTGAAAATACTATTACATATTAAAAATGCACTATTCTTATCTCCACAAAACATAACATTTATATCATGTCTTATGCTAATCTCCATTAGTGACTTTATTAAATATTTTCCACTTATCCTTGTCTGTTCTACTATCTTGAATCTTTTAAAGTTTGGTAACTTGGCTTTTCCGGATTCGTATAACTTATACAACTCTCGATCTTCTTCATTAAGTAAACTAAGAGGGTAGTCTATAACGTCTAAAGCCGAAAATTCTAACAGAAGATAGCGAAAGTGGAAACTCTTCATTCTTTCCATTTCGTTATAAAATGCTTTTTTCTTTTTCCCTAGATTCATCGCTATTTCTGACACAGAAGCCTTTCTCTCCACACAGACAACTTCCTCAAACCCTTTAAGGGTGTAGTCGCCGGTATGGAGAGTATCAACTTCCATCCCCTCGCACTTGTCGTAAGGGGAAAAGAACCATCCGTCTTGCTCTCTCGTGTCTTTTATGACTGTATATTTAGCCACTATAGATTAAATTCCCCATCGTTTTGGTTTATCTTCCTCTTCTTTATCCACGTCAATCTCTACCACTGGATCTGGTGTAGGGGCTGGGGCTGGCGGTTCACCAGAGACAAGAACAATGTGACTTTTATCCGCTGCCCACTTAGCAGAAACGCCTAGAGGAGCAAGCTCTATGTTCGCAGCATTTATACCTCTCCAGTACTGGCCACGATCAGCCCATTCAACCTTACAGGTACTGTCTTCACCGGCCGCTAGTTCTCTGCCCGCTTTAATTATAGCTTCTTTAAGTAAACTCATTTTTTTCTCCGTATCTTTTCATTAAAATATAACACATAGTGTGACTCTTTGCCGGTAACGTCCTTGTGACATTCACGGCATAACGTTATTCCATTATCCGTATCGTACCTTAGTGTACTAGCAGAACTCCACTTTATTATGTGGTGTACATTTAGCCAAGCACGCTTTCCCTTCTTATTACACATTTGGCACGTATACTTATCTCTTTTTAGTACGGATCTCCTGAACTTCTTGTATGTTGGGTCGCTGTAGTCTCGCCTTCTGGACATCGTTATCTGTCATCCTTGTTGCTAAATCTATAAATGAAATTTTTCTTTTCCAACCGAGAACCGTCTCTGCCTTTTTAGGAACACCTAGCAGGTAATCCACTTCAGCCGCTCTATAAAAATCCGGATCAATAGTAACATGATATTCCCAGTCCTCAATACCTACGTGATTAAATACCACGTCTAAAAACTGTCCAACACTATACGTTTCTCCGGTAGCCACTACGAAATCGCCCGAACTATCTTCCTGAAGCATTAGCCACATAGCTTCAACATAGTCCTTAGCGTGCCCCCAGTCTCGTCTAGCCTCTAAATTTCCCAGTCTAAGCTTAGGAAATCGTGACGTGATATCACCACCATCATTCATTAGGAGTATATCATCTTCATCACTGCTTAAATCTATGAAACCGGCAGTAGTTTTTCGCCAATTAACGAATTCGCCCACCCACTTAGTGATTTTACGTGTAACAAAAGCCTCGCCACGCCTCTCGCTCTCGTGATTAAAAAGAATGCCACAGCTTCCATGGATTCCATACCCCTCTCTGTAGTTACGCACCAAGTGATGTGCTGCTAATTTAGCGATTCCATAAGGGCTTTGCGGAATGAAGGGAGTGTCCTCGTCTTGATATTTTAGATAGGTATACAAACCCTTACCGTCTGGGCTATCTACGACAACACTACCGTCTGTATTCATCATAAGGGTTGGGTTGGTGTCTAGCGTATAGTTTTTACCAAACATCTCACTGCTACTAGCTTGATAGAATCTAATGCTACTTTTTCTAGAGCTATACCTGATGGCCTCAAGTATGTTCAAAACGCCACCCGCTGTAATATCCCACGTTAGACTAGGCTGCTTAAAACTAGTCCCTACATGAGACTGTGCAGCCAAATTATAAATCTCGTCAGGACAGGCATCTTCTATAACCTTACTTACACTAAATCCATCCGTAATGTCTCCCTCTACAATTTTAATTTTTGGCAGGATATGTTCAATGCGAGATAACGTGTTTACGCTTACTCTGCGTGTCACCCCCGTAACCTCATATCCTTTGTCCAACAAAAGTTCTGCTAAGTAACTTCCGTCTTGACCTGTTATTCCGAATATTAGTGCTTTTTTCATCTATCTAACTGCTCCTTGGTTATTCCTTTGTTGTCTAGTGTGCATAGGTGAGCCTTGAGTCTCGCCATTCTTCCTTCCGCGAGTCTTTCTCCCCATAGTGTATCCTTGGCTACGTGAGCAATGAACAAATTTTCATGAATATATTCTCTTTGAACTAAGTAATTACACTGCTCTATTGCAGCCCTCGTTCCCGTTCGTACCTTTCCTTCTGACCAGTCATCACATACAAAGATAAACTCGTCGGCTAAAACCGGATAGTAGTAGTATAAAGATAGGAAGTGATCACCAAGATTGTGCCCCCCATCGTAAAAATACATATTAATGGGCTTCCTTACTTTATTCAGAGGCATACCAAAACAGTCACCGTCATAGAAATCAAACTCTACAGTTTCGCCTTCGTCTTCTGGCTGCATTAGAGTTAACATGACATCAAGGTCTAAATTAACCAACCCCGACTTAGGGACCATGACCTGATCTCTAGAGTACTGGGAGAAATCGTCGCAAGCAAATGCATACTCAACGTTATTTTTATAAAGGGCCGAGTACAAACATGCACCCTTCCATGTTCCGATCTGCATATATCGACATCCATCAAAACTAGCCAGTAGATTCAATAGGTTTCTGGCACCCTCTTGTATCATCCCGTCCATAGATTTGGCTTTTTCGTTCAGCTTTGAGTGTCCGAGCTTATATTTTTCTATAGATTCCTCGATATGATCCTCAAAGAATGTTCCGGTCGACCAGCTCATAATTTTTTCCTTCACTTTATTCTCCTAGTAATGTCTCTGGTGTTAAAAGCGGCTGATCTACGGTTCCGTCTAAGTATTCATGATATTCCGACAGACGTTCTTTCTCTTTTTCCATAGCTAGTCGCATCTTTTCCATGTCTACGCCTATTTTGGTGCGGAATGATTTATCTGTAGCTATCTGTTTCACCAATGAAGCGAAAGTTTGCTTACTATCTTCAATCGCCTTGATACGTTGCTCTCTGGTGCCCTTTAGATCCTTCAGCATCGTCGCCTTACGAGCTTGGAGATCTTTGTAGTCTTTGGATAGGGTTTCCTGTGAGGCTCTTAAAATGGCCACCTGACGCTCCAGTTGTATAACATAGTCCATGTCTCTCTGATCCTTGTCCACTGCCTTTTCTTCTAGCACCAGTTGTTCAAAGGTGGAAACCTGTAACTGCCCCTTCCTTTGACTCCTCAAGATACGATTCATTAATATTTCGAGTTTGATGGTGTCAATTATTTGCATTTCTTCCGTATGGAACACATCGTCTTTAAATTGACTCCACATCTTCTTAAAGTGAAACTCAAACATTTCCAACTCTTCAGAAGAAAACTGATGAATTAGCTCCTTATAGTATGGTTTGGACTTAAGTTCATTAGCTACCGCCGCTTCTTTTTTTTGCTTCGCAGAGAAACCAATTTTTTCACCTATCCACTCACGGATACTCTTGGGATCCCTATCCAGTTGCGATGCTATATCGTCTGGAGATAGAACCTCGGCTTTGGCCTCGATAAAAGACATCTCTTCAGTTGAAAATCTACCCTTCTTCATCATATTCTCCGTTTATTATTCTCTCTATGGCATCAATAACAATAGCCTTGCGGCCTTTTGGCAAAGAAGCGTTTGATTGGAGCTTCAGATAGTCACGTCGTAAATGAGATGGAAGCTTACGATCAATAAGATAAAGTGTCTCGTTTGCTTGGGCGTGACTTACTGTCTGGTCTGTTGTACATATATTGTAGAGGGCATCAATATCCATAGGTTCTAGGAGTCTTTTCTTCTGGTCCTGTATCTTTTGGGCGGCAGTGCCATAGTCTAACCTGAAATAATTATCACGTTTAAATGTCTTAAGCCTGTTACTGATATGAGTGTACATGAAATTCTCTAGGGGGCGAGTTGTATCGTACTTCTCTAACCCTGCAATCCCAATCAAGAAAGCCTCTTGCTGTATATCTTCTACACCATATGAGGCAAAGACAAATTTAGGGGCCAGTCTCTTGGCGATTTTCATTATAGTCTCTACGGCTGCATCCTCATCAACTCCTTCGGGGACTTTCATTAGAACATCTTTCCTTTACGGTTTTCTTCTTCTATAATATCCATCAGATCAATGATGTGCTCTTCTTGTTCTCGGAAGTTTTCTTTAGCTGTTATCTTGTCTTGTTCTTTAAGCTTCTCCTCGTCGGCCAATAGCTCAGCGAGAGAGTATAGTGGGTCTGGAATCTGTAACTCCAGTTCCTTTTCTATCTCTTTAGCTAACTGTTCACCAGATTGGGCGTTCAATAAAGCCTTTACGTCTTTCATATTTCTTTTTCTTCTTGACATTCTCTATCCTCCTAAGGTATTATAACTATGGGACGCAATATATACACACTTTAGTGACAAAAGAAGCAATACGGGGCTAGTCGGTTGGGTTTAGGTAAGACATATAGAAATATTTTGTTTGGATTGTGTCTACACCACCCCGGGTTTTCCGGCACACGCACACGACTTTTGAAAAAAACAGACAAATACCCCGTTTCTTTTGGGATTTATTCAAGTTTACCCTTGACAAAAGACGATATATATAATATAATAAGAACTTAAGAAGTTAAATAACGAATAGCGACAAATAATGAAAAAAACCTTAAATAATAACCCGATTACCCTTGACAGCACAACCAATTTAATGTATAATACTAGTATGACAAACAACAACACAAACAATAATACCACGTTCTTGAAAGGAACACAGACTATGACTACTAAAGCACACGACGTTCGGGTTATCAAGCACATCGGCACTAGCTACGATGTTTACGCCAACTTCCCTACAGTGCAAGATGCACTAGATTACATGCGACGTATGGCATTCGCTAATGATTGTTGGTATATCATTGACGCAAACGACAATCGTTTACGATTGAATGCTCAAAATAAACTTGAAGTATTCCATAGTTTAATCGGTTAATGTTAAGGTTAGCCCTTGCACACGACGATAATACAGTATACAATAAAGACATAAGAAACAACAACACTAACTAAGGAACACGAAACATGGCTTTTTTCATCTTCGCTCAAGACTTCGCCCGCAACACAGCTTACTCGGCTGGATATCAATTAGGTCGCCAATGTGGATTGGGTTATGCTGACATGACGCCTTGCCCATACGACAACGAAACACTTGCCCAAGAATGGCAATGGGGTGTAAACTCTGGACGTTGCGATTCATAAATACTTTGAGAATAATTAACGTTTGCTATTGACGATAGACGATACTAAGTATATAATAAGAACATAAGAAGTTAAGACATTACAACCCGTTTCTTGAAAGGAAACACACTATGCATAAAGCACTAAGCTTTAAGATTTACGCCGATACTAAACTAGTCAAGACAACGCGAAACGCTCGTGTTGCTGACGCCCATCGGACGGCGTTACGCCGTGATGGTTTCACCG